AAATGCTTCATTCATAGGGACTGGGCGAATGGAGCATTTCTAGATAGTGGGCATATCTATTTCGGCAAGAAGAGGAATGGGAAGATGCCGGGAGCGGCTAAGGTGCATTTGACCAATAGGGGATTTTCAGAAATGAGGGATTCGTATGTTAGTAATCACTAATGTTCCAGAAACTAGGTGGGATCTACGTTGGATTGATGTCTACGCAGCAGCGATGCATTGCAAGACGACGCCGATAGAGAAGTGGGATTGCGACCGCATGGATCTATTCCCGGCAGGCGCGATAGAGTTTTGTGATATCGTCACACCCGATGTATTGCGCGACCTAGACAGTGAGACTATCCGACAAATGGCAGTTGGATATTCCGGCATGTGACCAAATGTTCACATTGCTACACGTAACGAATGATGTGAGTAAATACTCACTTCAGATTGGAGAACGACATGAATAAGAAGATCGACGCACGCGAACTACTGGGACTCCAGCCGGTGCAGCAAGGGCCGCTGCAGATGCATGACGCTGGCGTGGCAGCAACGCTGATGGATGGCACGGTCTACAAGGCTGCGATTGACCTTTGGCTGGCAGCAGGCGATGCGAATTTCTCTACGAATTTCCCTCGATATGCTCGCATGGCGCTGGATTCGCTTGACGAGTTTCGCGTAGTAGTTGCGGAATGGTCGAATGAGAAGCAGGCAGCCGCACTGGCTGCGCAGGCCGAGCAGGAGGTTACTGCGTGAGGTTCACCTTCTTTCTAGCGGTAGTGGTTGGATTCCTAATAGCCGTGACAACGGCAAAGGCAGAACCGCCGCCGCCATGCAATGGCACGCTGCAACGTAATCTATGCGAAGCAATCAGGCGACATACCACTCACCCTGAATGGGCGAATAGTAGATCGCTTGCTAGGATCGTCAAGCATGAATCTGGAGGAATACTTTGCGCCGTCAATCCCGGTAGGATTGATTGCTCATACTCTGGTAGCTCTGCTTGCGGATTCTTTCAGCTCCTACCGTGTCGTTGCTTCCCTAACGTGGTCAAGCAGGCTCGTTGCGGAGTTGCCTACATAGCAGGTCGCTATGGTCATCCAGACCGAGCGCTGGTTTTTTGGAATAGAAACGGATGGTACTAGGATGCAACAGACTCAATTGAAGCAAGATATTCGCGATGCGATTGATACTGCTGGATATCGCAGTTCATGGAAGACTGACGTGAATGGACTTCGCGAAAAGCGACGATTCATGCAGCACCATCTGGACGCAATCATGGATTCATTATGGCCAGTTGTATCGGATTACTTACAGGAGAGTAGCAAGTGACTATTATCGTTGACAAAACGAGGAACGAAAACGGGGGGATTGTGCCGCCATGGTTGCGACCACTTCCGCCAACTCCAATCAAGGAAGATAGTATTCCTAATTGGTGGCTTGACTCAGACTGGGATCAGCCAGTAGAAGGAGGGCGCTCGCATGGCGACGATTCTTGAGAAGGCGCAGAGCATTATCTACGGTGATAGGAATGACTCCTACGGGCCATTCGACGTAGAGGCGCGCAAGCTGGCAGACATGTGGAGCAGCTATATTGGGTTCCCAATCTCCCCAGAAGATGTTCCGGCAATGATGATTATTCTCAAGCTCACCCGCTTGAGTAATGACAACTGCCACTATGATTCATGGCTAGACATCGCAGGGTATGCAGGTTGCGCTGGGAAGCTGCAGAACATCTATGATGCGAATGAATGCACGACTCAGGATCAGGACAAGCCGCAGGATGCGGTAACAGAATCATGGAAGCGGGCGTACTGATGTATACATTCTCAGGACGGGCCGTTTACCCAGACGCTGGATCGCCAAACCTATTCGACATCGCGCAAGGATTGAGCCGAATCTGCCGCTTTTCAGGGCAGGCGCTGCACTGGTACTGCGTGCTCGCGCATACGAACACGGTTGCCGCTCTCGTTGCTCCAGAGTATCGCTTGCATGCGCTACTGCATGATGCTCCAGAGGCAATCGTTTCAGACGTAGTTACCACTTGGAAAACAAGCATGGCAGCGCTCAATGAGAACGTACTACTTGAACGCATTTACTATGATCTAGGAGTCCCTTCAATCAAGAAGGACTTCAAGGCTATGGCAGCAGTCAAGCGTGCTGATCGAATCGCGCTCTGCGTTGAAGCCAAGATCATCGGTCATTCAGTTGCAGACCATCCTGACTTCCAAATGGATATCACGCCAGAAGAATCTGATCTGGCGCATTCTTGGACGAATCTGCAACTTGAGGCTGGGCCGCTCGCGTGGATCAATGGTGACTTCAATCTGAATTATGTAGAAATGGTAGAGGAAGAGGTAGCACTATGTCTCGCGGTGAACTAACCAAAGAAGATTATGAAATCCTGCGTGCTCCGTTTGACGTGCATGCAGTGCGGTTCCGTCTAGGATCATGGCTACCCGGTAGTCGCATGAGCGTTCTCACCTACATCGACGCACGACTGGTCATGGAGCGACTTTCAGAAGTAGATCCTAATTGGACTGCTAAGTACAATCAGCCTGTCTTCGCGTGGGACGACAACAATGTAGAGTGGCTGCGTCACCATGCGCCGCTAGAGTGTACTATTGACCTGAAGGGTGCTAAGCGCAGCGACGTGGGGCAGCTCCCAGTCACGGCGGTCAAGCCAGATCAGGAGTTGTACCCATTCAAGGAGAAGAAGAACTACGATTCTGGCGAGATTACATATGAGTCTCCCCGATGGGAAATCTCAGACAAGCACTTCAAGGCACTCTATTCAGACGCTCTCAAGCGCGCTGCGGTGCATTTCGGAGTAGGAGCATACCTGTACTCGCTGAAGGGATTCGAGGTCGCTAAGGGCGAATACGATAAGGGATTCCTCAAGCCTGCGGGAACGCAGAAGATGAAGGATCGCTACCAGCAGATCGTTACGCATCCCATGTTCGAGAAGAGATTTGGGGTAGTTCGCAGCTACGGGGATGAAGCCGTAGAGGCCATCGACAAGGCGATTGCAGCGCTCTGATATACTGTATCAATGGGCGGAAAGGCTTCGAGGGCTAAGGGTGCATCGGCAGAGCGGGAAGTGGTTATTCTGCTCAAAGAACGCGGTTATACCGCGCGACGTGCTGCGTACTCAGGAGCCATGGCGCACGAAAAGGGCGATGTAGTCGGCCTTGATGGTTTCCACGTAGAGGTCAAGCGGTGCGAAAAGCTGCAGCTACCTATGTGGACTAGGCAAGCGGAATCTCAAGCCAAGGACGGCGAGGTTCCGCTTGTCGTTTATAGGTCTTCTCGCGAACCATGGCGCGTTAGCATGCCATTCGATGACTTCCTAGATTTGCTGAAATGAATATCATTCAGGTAATTCAGGATTGCAAAGACCCTCGCAAGTACACATTCGCAGGCAAGCACCAGCCACTACTCGATGAAGTAGAAATGGCTCGCAGCGCAGTATCATTCATGCGCGGCATCATCGAAGACTGCCTGCACGACGACTCTCTGAGCGAAGGCGACTTCAACCTCATGGAGTACATTCGTATCGTGCTATCTGAAAACCAGCAGGATTCTATCGACAAGGCAAACTACTTCGCCAGAGAAGCAAATAGAATCTTGACTGATGGGGAGCCAAGCTACTAATGGGCAAGCACTACTTCAAGCAGTGGGAAACCTCCTACCGATTCGCGCCAAAGAATCAACTGGAGTGCTCTGGTCATTCTGAGGGCTTCCGCAAATTCAACATTCGCGAATTGGGAATGGAGATTGGGCTGCAAGAGGAAATGCTGAAGCTGGCGCTACATCGCATGCACCACTTGAAGGCGTGCTGCGGATATGAGGACGCAGAGATTCTGGCTAGGCTGGCAGGCTAATGGATTCGATCTATCCAGACGAGAACTATCCAGACATTTCTGGAATCGACTGGCGCTCGCTTGACGACGTAGCCAAGCGCACCTACTGGCGCGAGCGGAAGATGGAGTTCCTTGCGTCTGACCACCATACCGTCAAAGGATTCATTACAGAGCGCGGCGTAGACGAGAATACATACTGGCAGAAGGGCTGGGTCAAGGAAAAGGCGATGGTGATTCGCAATGCTGAAATGATGGCATCGCGGCAAATGAGTAATCAGATCGCAGATGTGATCCAGCTCGCGTACAACGTAGAAGGATACGCAATCTCCGTCTTGGCAAACAAGCTCAAGAAGGAGAATTCCACTATGAAAGTTACCGACGTTATCGCTATCGTCAACCTCATGCGCCTCTTGCAAGGCAAGCCTTCCAGTGTAGAGTCTGCCCGCGCCAAGCGTGACGAGACTAACGATCTAGTTGTCATCGACATCGACGGTCGCAACGTGCGCGACGAATGAAGGTAGAGTTCACACCCAAGCAGCGCACGCTAGTCGAAGCGCTTCAGACGAGAACGTATCGCTACTTCCTGTTCGGCGGCGGCGCTGGCGGCGGCAAGACTGTTCTCGGCGCGCTCATAATGCTCAACTACGCGCTCCTGTACGGCGGCTCCAATGTGGGCGTATTCCGTCGCGAAATGCCCGCGCTGAAGGATACGACCTACCGCACGTTCTGCGAGGTTGCAGAGCAGATGGGGCTGCGAGAAGGCGTACACTTTCGTATCCATCGCAAGGATATGAACTGGGAATTCAACAACGGATCTACAATCTTCTTCAACGACCTGTCGGATAAGGTAGATCCAGATTTCAACCGCGTGAAGGGACTAGAGCTGTCATGCGGCTTCATTGACGAGGCCAACGAGGTTGTCGAAGCTGCGTTCCAGATCCTGCGCACGCGCATCGGTCGCAAGAACCAGCACGGCGGGCACGCATTCATCTACATGACCTGCAACCCAGATCAGAACTGGGTAAAGACGCTATTCTACGACCCGTGGAAGCGCGAAGAGCTTGAGCCAGAATTCTATTATCTGCAGTCGCTCGCTAGGGACAATCCGCATCTTCCTGATTCGTATA